AAACGATATGCATCTACAGTTGGGTTTCGGCGGTGGAAAATCATTATTTTAGATGAAGCAGATTATTTAACACCAAATGCTCAAGCTGCACTTCGCAATTTAATGGAAACTTATAGCAAAACAACTCGTTTTATTTTAACGTGTAACTATGTTGAAAAGATTATTGATCCAATTCAATCTCGTTGTCAAACATTTGCTATTACGCCACCAAGCAAATCCGATGTAGCAAAGCGATTGGTTGCAGTATTAGATGACAAAGGTGTTGCATATGATATCAAAGATGTTGCAGCAATTATCAATGCATCATATCCAGATATTCGGCGAGCAATTAATGCTGCACAAGCATCTGTTGTAAATGGTAATTTGCAATTAGATAAAGCAAGTGCAATTCAAGCAAATTACATGACGGAAATTTTAGAAGTTTTAAAAAATACTAAAGATAAAAAGGCATCCTTTAACAAAATTCGTCAAGTTATTGCAGATAGTAAAGTAAAAGATTTTACGCCATTATATACATTTCTTTATGATAATTTAGATGAGTTTGCTCACGGTCATATTGCTCCGTGCATTTTGATTATAGCAGAATCTCAATTTAAAGATGCAAGTGTAGTAGATAAAGAAATCAACATAATGGCAATGTTTGTAAATTTATTAGGAGAATTATGAGTAAATTAAATGTTAATATTGGTCCGAATGATATGCAACCAATTACGTGTAATGAATGTAACGGAATGTATTTTCGTCAAGTGATGGCAATTAACAAAGTATCTAAGTTTTTAACTGGGGCAGATAAAGATACTATGGTACCGATTCCAGTATTTAGATGCGATGATTGCGGAAGCGTTCCAGAAGAATTTCAACCAATAAAAATTAAAAAATAATGTCTGCACCATACCATAAAGATTTAGTTACGATTATATTCAAATCATCAAATCGTAGCAATGCAAAGACTAAAATTAAAACGTTTCGTAATAAATCAATGGATGATATAATAAGTGCAAAACGCATCATAGGAATTCCAGATACGGCTATTATCCTAGAAATTGGTATGGGTGCATACTTAGAACAACAATATCGTAAAAAATATAATTTATAATATATGGCAGAAGAAAAGAAAGGTGCAACAATTTTTGATTTAATTGGTGGATTAACGGATAAAAAACGAGAATGGAAAAAATGGTCTGAAACAGATCAAAAGAAATTTTCTCCATTTATTGTCAATCGTTGGCTATCTATGCGAATGGAATTAACGGAATTGGTTAACGAATTACAAACATATACAATTGGATTATTGCGACCGCAAGAAACATATCGTTTGTATCATGAACTTTTGCCTACTAACAAAAGTTTTGCAAAATATATAAAAGGCAAAACAGAAGATAAATTTGATAAAGATTTAATTGTACAACTTGCAGAACATTATCAAGTTAGCAAATCAGAAGCTACGGATTATGCAGATTTAATGGATAAGACTACGTTAGATCGCATTATATCCATGTATGGATATAGTGATGCAGAGAAAAAGCGCATGTTAAAGGGAGTTAGATGAGCATAAATACACAAACACATTACAAAGGCAAGGATAGCCTTTATAAATTTGCAGAAGAGTGGGGATTGAATGCTTACGAATTCGATATCATTAAACGCATTGTAAGATGCCGTCACAAAGGTTCATTTGAACAAGATTTACAAAAGACTAAAGATTTAATTGATATTTACATGAAAGAATCAAATTACAAATAGTCCCACGTAAATGTTAACGACGTACTAATGAATTTTTTTTGTTTGTCACTATAATAATAGTATTGAAGTGATTTAGTTAAACTATCGCCATCCCATATAGCAGAGGCAATGTCATCAACTAACGATTCTAAATTAGTAATAGATTTTTTATTTTCAGTATTTGTAGATTTTTTTATTGGATCTAAAATATCTCGTTGTATGTCAGCAAACCAATTGGTAAACCAATAGTATGCACCTTCTTCATCATCACCAACTCCTGGTGCAAATGGATTCCAACTAGAAAATTTGCTAAAATAATCTTCAGGATATAATGTTGTAACTTTATATACTCGTTTAATTGCTGCTATTATTTTTTCGTTCTGCTCGCGATACGTTTTATTTGGATCTGGTTTTGGTTTTGCACCTTTTATAAAATCAATATGTACATGATCTACATGTGGATTTTCTCCTTTATATGCGTGCCAGCCTTTTGGAGAATTCCAAATGCGCCTATTATAGATTATATTTTCAGCAGAATATACAGAATGATTTGCTACTAAATAATCTGCTAATTCTTGCATAACCGGATCGCCGACACCTTTTGCTCCGTGCCAATCAATAGCATTTCCAGTTGCATGTTGAGATTTTGTTGAAGTGCCAGCAATATTTCGATTTGACCATATACCAATTGCACTCCATTTTTCCTTAGAAAATTGCGATTTAGATAGAATATCTTTTTTACAAAATAAAACAGCATCGGTTTGTTCTGTAAGTAAATGTGTCAATCGTATCATATAATAATAAATATAACTGGTTTGAAATTTTAATTTATTTTTATATAATATAATATGAAAGGCACTTACATTAATCCGGTATATAGATTAGCAGTACGAGATGCAGCTTCTGTACCAAGAAAGATTTCATATTCGCAATGGTCTATGTATGAACGTTGCCCACTTTCTTGGAAATTATCATATATCGATGGATTAGCTCCGTTCCAAGCATCGATTGAAACGGTGTTTGGAACAGCTTTCCACGAAACATTTCAATATTTTTTAACTGTAATGTATACGGAATCTGTTAAGAAAGCAGAAGCATTAGATTTGCGAGGAATATTACAAAATAAGCTTCGAGAAGAATATGCACGATGCGTTCAAGAATTTGGCGGAGAACATTTTTCAAATCCATTGCAATTAGCAGAATATTTAGAAGATGGTGCAGCTATCTTACAATGGTTTAGCAAAAGAAGAGGACAATACTTTTCAAGCAAAGATTGGGAATTGGTAGGTATTGAAATCGAATTATGTCATCCAGCATCTCCAAAGAATCCTTCGGTATATTGGTATGGTTTTATTGATGTCGTAATGCGCCATGTTCCCACTAATACATTTAAATTGTTTGATATCAAAACATCGCGTAATGGTTGGAAACAATCAGCTAAAGCAGATGCAATGAAATCGGCACAATTAATTGCATATAAAAATTATTTTTCGGAACAATTTGGTGTACCCAAAGAAAAGATTGAAGTTGAATTTTTTATTGTAAAACGTAAGATTATTGAAGAATCGATGTTTCCACAAAAACGAATCCAAAATCATAAACCAGCTGCTGGTTCGGTAACTCAAAAGAAAGTGCAAAGACAGATTGAATCATTTGTCGATGCATGCTTTGATGCAGAAGGCAATAAGAATGCTGATAGAAATTATGTAGCCGTTGCAGGTAAAGGTGCAGTGAATTGTAAGTATTGCCCATTTAAAACAGATTACGAACGTTGTCCTAAAGAAAATAGGATTCGTGAATAAAATTTATTATAATAAGTTATGATTAAATGGACACATAACCATGTATATGTATACGAGTTTCAAATGCAAAATCATGCAACGTGGCCTGGTACTAAAACTTGCATTATGGAATATTCGTTATGTACGAATATTGATGGTCCCGATCATAAAGAAAATAGAAAAACATTGGAGCAAATGCTTCGTTTAGTATATGGGCATTATCCAAAAGGTGTTAAATTTGTACGAGAACGAAAATGAAACGAATTGCAATTATCGGAAATACAGATTGGCAGAACAAAAGAAAAATACAAGAAACATTGCAACTTGTAAAAAAGAAGTTTGGAGACGATTTGATTATTGTAGGCGCCGGAGGCAATGAAGGCGCTAATAGTATGGTTAGAAAATATGCATTAGAATTTGGACTTAGTTATGAAGAATATAATCCATCATTTTCAGGACATAACATGTATTCCGCAATGCCAGAATCATATTATGGTAAACCATATCATTTTTCACAACTTCATCATAGAATGCAGCTTATTGCAGAACGATGCGATTACATGATGATTTTAAGCAATCAAACACAATTGGATCCAGTATTACAAACAGCTTGGACTAGAACTAAAAAATTACAAAAACCTGTGGTTATACTAGGTTAAACCATATTTATATAAAAGTTATAAAGGAATAAATGCAGTTACCAAAATTAAAAAAAATCGACCCCAACAAGCCCAAGAAGAAAAAAATTTTATTGTTAGCAGACGATTTTCGATTGCCATCAGGTATCGGAACAATTAGCCGAGAAATCATTTTTAATACAGTACGACATTATGATTGGGTACAGCTTGGAGGAGCATTAAAACATCCAGAAGCAGGACAAGCATTTGATTTGTCTGCACAAATTGCTCAAGAAACAGGCATTGAAGATGCATCGGTTAAAATTATTCCATGGAATGGTTATGGAGACCGAAATATTCTAATGGCAATCATAAACAATGAACGTCCAGATGCAATATTTCATTTTACCGATCCACGATATTGGACTTGGTTATATGCTATTGAGCACGAAATTAAAACAACATATAACATACCTATAATTTATTATTCAATTTGGGATGATTTGCCATATCCAATGTGGAATGCACCATTTTATGCAAGTTGTGATTTGATTATGGGTATCAGCAAACAATCAGATAATATTCATCGCGAAGTACTTACGCAAAATGGATTTGATGTTGTAAATTATGATGCAGGAGATTCGGTGCCGATGGATGTAAAATGGAATCAAATTGTTACTGGATATGTCCCGCACGGATTAAATCATAATACATTCAAACCATTGCCTGCAGATGATGAAACCCGCAAACGTGTTTATGAAAACATTAAAACTAAACATGGTGTAGATTTTGTAGTGTTTTGGAATAATCGAAATATTAGACGAAAACAACCAGGCGATGTAATACTAGCATTCAAATCTTTTGTTGATAGTTTACCCGAAGATCAAAAGCAACGAGTGGCATTGTTAATGCATACGCAAATTGTAGATGAAAATGGAACGGATTTGCGAGCAATTTTTAAAACATTAGCACCAGATTGCAAAATATTATTTTCGGAACAAAAATTATCGCATGCAGAATTGAATGCCATGTATAATGTTGCTGATGTTGTTGTTAATATTGGTAGCAATGAAGGTTGGGGACTTAGTTCAACTGAGGCAATGTTATCAGGAACTCCTATTATTAATAATGTAACTGGCGGATTGCAAGACCAATGTGGTTTTGTTGATGAAAATGGAGAATGGATCCGTTTTGATGGCGAATTTGCAACTAACCATACCGGTAAATATAAATTACACGGCATTTGGGCTAAACCGGTATTTCCAAGTAATAGATCACTTCAAGGTTCTCCACAAACGCCCTATATCTTTGATGATAGATGCAAATATGAAGATGTTGCTGATGCAATTCGATATTGGTATGACACGCCAGAAACGCTTCGAGAACAGATGGGTCAGTCTGGCAGAGAATGGGCATTACAAAACGGCCTTACGGCTGAACAAATGGGCAATAAAATGATTGAGATGATTGATTATTTATTTGAATCTAAATTAGAAACCCGTGCAAGATATACACTAACTAAAGTTACACCAAAAAAATACGAAAAAACAGGAATAGTATGCGATCAGTTATAATAGCGTCACCAGTAGCAACACAATCGGGATATGGTCATCATGCCCGCGAAATTATTGCAAACATTATAGAACAACGCGGTAAAGAATGGGACGTTAAACTTATATCATTGCCATGGG